GAACCTCCTGTTAGAAAAATATCAATGACACTATTATTGAATGATCCATCAGAGTTTGAAGGAGGAGATTTAGAATTAATGGCTCCAGGTAAATTTGCAAATCTTAAACAAGGCCATGCAATTTGTTTTGCATCTTTTTTAAATCACAGAGTTAATCCAGTAACAAAGGGTATGAGACAATCTCTTGTTGTATGGTTTGGAGGTAAAGCTTTTAGATGATTAGAGAAGAATTTTTTCCCACAAGTGTTTTTGGTAAAGATGTAAGATTAGATAACAATAAATTAGCTCAAGATATTGTCAACTGGTCTAATCAAGATCAGGGATTACAGAAAACAAATTACAAAGGATGGCATTCTACAACCGACATGGCATCAAAGCCGGAGTATCAACCCTTAGTCAACGAACTAATGATTATGTGTAAAGATATGTTTAAAGAAGAATGGTTAGATAGAGAACCCGTCCTTGGTAATATGTGGGCGAATATAAATCCTAAAGATGGAATGAACCAACCCCACATACATCCAAACTCATTATTCTCAGGTGTGTATTATATTAAATCAAACCCACAAGCGGGCAGGCTTAAAATATATGATCCTAGACCTGGAGCACAAATAGTAATGCCTGCAAGATTAGAGGGTAAACCCCCTAAACATTTATGGAGAGATGCAAACCTTGACCCTATTCCAGGACGTATTATAATGTTTCCTGCTTGGTTATGGCATAGTGTTGAACCTAATCAATCAAATGATTTAAGAATATCAGTAAGTTTTAATTTTATACAACATGGCTTTTAATAAATATCAAGTAATCAAAGGTGCTGTTAACTACGAGTTAGCTAATTTTATATTTAACTACTTCTTACTTAAACGAGATGCGGTTAAGTATATGTACGAGAATAATATAACCTATGACAATGGTATGTTAGGTACATGGACCGACAAACAAATACCCAACACTTACTCTCATTATGCTGATCCAGTAATGGAGACTTTGTTGGTTAAAGTACTACCAGTCATGGCTCAGGAGACGGGGCTACAGTTAGTTCCAACCTACTCCTATGCAAGAATTTATAAGAATGGAGACACTCTTCATAGACACAAAGATAGACCTAGCTGTGAAATATCGACAACGATAAACTTGGGTGGCGACCCTTGGCCAATATTTATAGATGGAACAGGTGCGGATAATGTTATGAATGAAAGACAAAATTTAGTTAAACCCGGTGCACCAATTGGTACAAAAGTCCTGCTTGATGTTGGTGACATGCTAGTATATAGTGGATGTGAATTAGAGCATTGGAGAGAACCTTTTGAAGGAACTACTTGCGGACAAGTATTTCTTCATTATAACCATGTGAATGGTCCTTTTGCAGAAAAGAATAGGTTTGACAAAAGGCCGATGTTAGGTGTTCCGCCAATACGGAATGCATAATATAATGGAGTTATATGTTACAAAAAATAGGTTTCGTACCAGGGTTCAACAAACAAGTTACTTCTACCGGCGCTGAAAATAGATGGACGGGCGGGGAGAACGTACGTTTTAGATATGGTACACCAGAGAAGATAGGTGGCTGGTCTCAATTAGGGATAAGCAAACTAACAGGTGCTGCAAGAGCACAACATCATATGGTTAGTAATGCTTCTATTAATTATTCAATCATTGGCACTAACAGAATTTTATATGCTTATACGGGAGGTATCTTTTATGATATTCACCCTTTAGTTAATCCAACAGGCACAACATTATCAAGTTGTTTTACAACAACTAATGGTTCACCAACAGTTACAATAACTTTTGGTAGTGCCCACACTTTTGTAGCAGGAGACATTATTTTATTTAGTGATTTTTCTACTATTACAAATTCTAATTATGACGCTGCAGATTTTGATGGTAAAAAATATATGGTTACTTCCATACCTACCACTACAACCATCACTATCACGATGGCTAGTGTTGAGACAGGAGCCGGGGGTACTGCTTCGGGAGGAGTAAAATATTTTCAATACTACCACGTAGGACCAGCAGAACAATTGGGAGCTTATGGTTGGGGTATATCTCAATTTGGTGGAATTATTTTAGGAGCTATAACAACTACATTAAATGGATCACTTGCAGCAGACACAAATGGAAACAATGGATCCGCTACACAAATTACTTTAAATAGTGTTGCCGGTCTTCCCACTACAGGAACAAACTATATTCAAATTGGTACTGAAGAAATATCTTATACTGGAGTTTTAGGTTTAATACTTACAGGGATTACTAGAGGTGTCAGGGGAACAACAACTGCTTCTCATTCAAATGGTGCGACAGTTACAAACAGTTCATCTTACACAGGTTGGGGATCTCCAGCAGCTAACACCGATTCAGTCATAGACCCTGGACTATGGTCCTTGGACAATTTAGGCGGAACTGCCATAGCCTTAATTCATAATGGAGAATGTTTTGAATGGGATTCAAATGCAGTTAATGCAACAGACAATAGGGCAACAATTATTAGTGGTGCACCAACAGCGTCAAGGGACATGTTAGTATCAACACCGGATAGACACTTAGTGTTCTTTGGAACAGAAACTACAATTGGAGATAAAGCATCACAAGACGATATGTTTATAAGATTCTCTTCTCAAGAGAATATAAATGATTACACTCCAACAGCAATCAACAGTGCGGGTTCACAAAGATTGGCTGACGGATCACGGATCATGGGTGCTAAACTTGGAAGAAATGCTCTTTATGTTTGGACAAACTCAGCTATGTTTACTATGAGATTTGTAGGGACACCATTTACATTTGCCTTCGAGCAAGTTGGAACTAACTGTGGATTGTTAGGAATGAATGCAGCTGTTGAAGTTGATGGTACGGCTTACTGGATGTCTGATAATGGTTTCTTTAGATACACTGGACAACTGCAGTCTATGCAATGTTTAGTAGAAGATTATGTTTATGAGGATCTAAATACAACCTCTAACCAATTAGTTTATGCAGGGATTAATAATTTGTTTGGTGAGATTACCTGGTTCTATCCAACGTCTACATCAAATGTAAATAATAGATGTGTCGTATATAACTATTTAGACTCAACTCAAGAGACTTCTATATGGTCTACTAATGCTAGTTCTTTATTTACTAGAACTACATGGGAAGATTCATCAGTATTTGGTTTACCTCATGCTACTCAATACAACGCCGGAGACGACGTTTCGTTTGATGTTATAGGTAATACAGAAGGAAGTTCAATTTATTTTGAACACGAAACTGGATTTGATCAAATAAGTGCCAGTGCTACAGTTGCAATACCTGCTAGTATTACTTCAGGCGATTATGATATTACACAAGATCAAAGAGAAGGTATTTCATTTAGAGGAGATGGAGAATTTATAATGAGGATTAGTAGAATTATTCCAGATTTTGTTTCTCAAAGTGAAGACGTTATTATTAAATTAGATCTTAGAGATTACCCTAATGATGCGGCTACTACACAAACCTATACTTCAACAACTACTACTAATTTTATTGATACTAGAGCAAGAGCTAGACAAATTGCTTTAACTATATCTAATACTGCTATAAGTAGTAACTGGAAACTAGGTACATTTAGATTAGATGTACACTCAGGAGGAAGAAGATAATGGAACAAGTTATAATGAATTTAGCTTTACAGTATGCTAAAAGTCGTGGCTTAAGTAAAATAACTGACAAAGCCTTAGAGTATGCTTATGAAACTTTAGGAATTGAACAAGAAGAAGAAGAATATACAGGGGGAGGTATTTATGGAATGAAAAATACATTTAGTCCTAAAAATTTAATGAAAGGTGCCGGCCGTAAACTTTTAAGTAACACTTTTAACAATGCAATTTCAGGAGGGAGCAGCGGAATTACCGGAGCACTTCCTTTATTTGGAGCAGCATTAGGTTTAGGTTATATGACAAACCCATTAAGAGAAGGTTCTTATAATTACAATCCAAACCTTCAAGGTCAACTAGATTATGCAAGTAGCATGGGTAACTTGAATAGAAATAATAGTATGAATGCATTACAATATGCAGGTGACTCTATATTAAGCGGTCAAAATGCTGTATCTGGTTTTGGAACTAATGATTATATGGGTCAATTAGAAAAATATAAAGATAAGTACGCAGATACAATGTCTCCAGAAAGATTAGAAAAGTTAAACAAAGAAATAAGTGCTTTGGAACTAGATCAAGTTAATAAAGAACTAGCTGCAGAAACTACAACTACAACTACAACTAATAACAATGGTGGTGGTGGAAGTTTTGCCTCTCAAAATACAGGTACTAATTCAAATTTTTCTAATAAAACCGGTAGAGGAAGAACTGGTTATGGCAGTGGAGGCATTGCAAGTTTATGGCAAAGATAGTACAATCCTTAACAAGACCTGCAAAACAATATGATGAAAATGTAGCAGCCAATCAAGTTAGAGATTTGGATGCTATTATTGAGAAATTAAATACCACGTTTCAACAGGAACTTAAACAGGAGATAGAAGCTAAAGCTTTCTTTTTAGAATAATGTCAATACAGAATCAATATTTATTTTATGGAGTAGCTGCACAAGATCTAAGTGGAGTTGGTGCCAATATGTTTGGTACAGGAAACCCTTTAGTAAGTGAGACTTATATTCTTAAATCTTTAAGAGTAATGTCTGTAGGAACTCCTACAATTACAGTGAAAAATAATGGTGTAACTGTAATTAAAACAATAGCTCTTACGGCTAACGTAAGTCTAGAGCTTTTAACTCAACCATTAATTGTAGAGGGTGGTACGACTCTTACGGTTATAGCTAGTGCCTCTAGTGCCACAGATGTAGGTATTAGTTACTTAAACATTAAAAAAACAGTATTGGATTAAACATGGAAAATAAAGTAATACCTGTATTACAGGCAGAAACTATAACAACGTATAGAAACATAGCAACTGGCGAGACTTTTAAAGAGAGAAGTGAGTGGGAAGCCAAGGGATATAAGAATGAAGACATGGCTCAGGATGTAAAAGTTATCATGCCAGCTCTTGATTTATTTAGTAAAAACGGATAAGGTAAGAAACCCAAGTTAAATTATGATGAATCCTCAGAAACAAATAACTACGAATGCACCTTCAATTAGATATGAAGGAGACTTGCGTCCTGAACAAGCTGGAATTATGCAAAAACATGCTCAAGCTATGCAACAAATGCAACAACAAGCTATGATGCAACAGCAACAGCAACAAGGTATGATGCAACCACAGATGGGTCAACCTCAAATGCCTCAACCACAGATGGAACAACTTCCAGGTAGAATGCCTGCAGCCTACGGTGGTATCATGGGTGTTGATGGTAGAAAAAATTATGGATGGGGATCATTTTATCAAAAATATATTAAAGATCCTATTGAAAGAGGTTTAACTGGAAAAACTGCAGCGGAACAAGAGGCAGAATCTCAAGCTAGAGTTGATAGAGAAGATGAACTATATGGGGAAGGCTATGAAAGTAAATTCGACACTATGCTTAAAGGAGAAGAACAACCTAAAATAGATCCTGCTACCGGAGAGCCTATGAAAAATTCTAAGGGAGAAGTAATATATGAAAGATCTAGAAATAGTATTGGTTCTAAATTTTTTGATCCTAGTGTAGCATTACCTGTACTAGGGGGAGCAATAGCAGGTTTGTTTTCTGACAAATTAAATCCCCCTGATGAAGCAGGTAATATAGATTACGGATCAGGTATTGGAATACAAAACGTAGCTAAAGTGGCTAATCTTTTAGATGTTCAACAAGGACAAAATGCAGGGTTAAGATTTTTACCAGAAGTCTCTGCAAGAAAATATTCGCCAGCACAAATGGCTGAAGCTTATGCAAGTACAGATACATTACCAATCGCAACAGCTAACTTAGCTGGCGGTGGTATCTCTCAATTAGGTATACCTGATTACGGAAAACAAATGATGGATCCGAATATGATGGAACAAATTAGAATGATGGTTGAAGGTATGCAAGCTAAAGGAATGGGTAGAGAAGAAATGGAACAAGCAGTAAGAATGCAAGTTCCAAATATGAGTGCAGATATGTCTATGGGTTTTGCTGAAGGTGGATCTTCAGGCGAGATGGGTACTGTTATGGAAGAAGGCGAAGAGATGCTTGACATGAATGGTATGGAAAAAGATTACAGAGAAGACGGTGGGTTTGTACCTATTGGAGAGTACGAAAAAAAAGATGACGTACCAGCAAGACTAAGTGTTAATGAATTTGTATTCACAGCTGACGCGGTAAGAGGTGCAGGTGATGGAGACGTTGACAAAGGTGCTGAAAGATTGCAAGGTATCATGAAACAATTAGAACAACAGGGTAAACCCGAAGGCATGGAAATGATGGAAGTGTCTGAACGATTAAGTGAGGTAGTATAATGGTAGTTGGAATAGCTAAAAAAGGACTTGGTCTATTAGGAAAAAAAGTTCCTAAAAAAAGATCAGATTTTAAATTAAAAAATACATTAAAAAGAATTCAAAAAACACCGGATAAAAATTTTAAAAGTAGTAACCCAGCAACAGAAAAAAAAGTATCTGACAGAACAGGTTTTACTCATCAGGAACGTAAGACTACTCCTGTAAAAGGTAGTCTAGGTAAAAAAACTTATAAAAGTGATGTAACAAAATATCACCGAGCACATCAACGAATGGGATTAACTAAGGATTAAATTATGGCAACATCAACAGTAACAAATTTACCAGCACAATACATACAAGATTTAGGTAAAGATTATGGAACACAATTAGCAGGTTTAACATCTGTACCACTGAACACGGACATGTACGCTCCACAAGTTGCAGGCCAAGATGCAATGCAACAACAGGCTTACAATCTAACTTCATCAGGTATTGGATCTTATCAACCTTACATGACACAAGCTAATGCTTATTCAGGACCACAAGGTTATCAAAGTTTTATGTCACCTTATCAACAAGATGTAATTGATGCATCACTATCTCAATTTGATAAGCAAGCAGCTAAAGGTATGGCTGGGATTGGACAACAAGCTGCGATGTCTGGTAACTTAGGGGGTGGTAGAGAAGGAGTACAAAGAGCAGAATACCAACAAGATTCAGATATGAACAGAGCCTTACTACAATCGGGTATGTTACAACAAGGATTTGGGCAAGCTCAAACTCAGGCTAACACAGCTTTCGGTCAACAAAGAAATTTAGGACAACAAATTCAGCAACAACAAACTGCAGACGTAAATCAGTTGGGTCTATTGGGCGGGCTACAACAAGCACAAACTCAAGCAGGACTTACAGCGACTCAAGAAGGAAATAGATTAAGAGCTATGGAACCTTACGAAAGAATGGGTCAATATGGTTCAGGAGTCATGGGCCTTATTTCTGGAATGGGTAATCAATATCAATCACAAGTTACACCTAATCCAACTCCGTTGCAGACAGCGTTGGGTACAGCTTCTGTACTTGGGGGTATATTTAATCCAAGACAAAATACTTAATCATGAGAAGAACTTTAAATAGACCTATGTTTAGAAGAGGTGGCGAAGTTACAACTCCTAAAAGAGGATTAGTAGATGGACCAGGAAGCTACGCAGGTTTACAAGATGTAATACCCACAGCACAAGACATTGAAGACTATAGAGCTAACCAACCTGAAGCTGCACCGGATAGATCTACTAGTGATTTTTTAATTAACTTTGGTTTAGATTTAATATCAAGATCACCAACAGGAAACATTTTCCAAACAGCAGCTACATCAGCTAAAGAACCTTTTAAAGCAATGCAAGCAGCAAGATATGCACAAGAAGGTACTGAACGTGATGAGTATAATGATATGTATAAAGCAATCATGACTGCTAAATCTGATATGTTAAGTTCAGAAGGAGGTTCAAGTGCTTTAGCTAGAACTCAATATGCACAAGCTGGAGAGAAACTATTAGATGATTTATTTAATTTACAATCACAAAAAGATGAGATGGAAGTAGCAGATTTTAATTTAGCACAAGCAAAAATTTTACAATCACTTAGAGTATACTCTGGTGAAGATCCAGATTTAGCAGCCTTGTATGGTAATAAAGAATACTTTGAAGGAGTCATGGATCAAATAACTAAAAATGTTAAACTGAGTACTGACAAAATAACTATTACTAATGAACAAGGTCAAGAAGAAATTGTTATTGAAGGTGAGTATGCTATGGAAAACAAAGGCTACTTAGCAGAAGCAACTAAAAAAAGATACCTTGATATGGTTAAACAAGATAAAATTAATAAACGTTTAGGTAGAGCCGAAGGTGGTGTAATGGAAGAAACAATGACTGAAGAAGTAGCAGGTCCGGGGGGCATGGCTATGGCTTCGGAGACTATGGAAGAACCAATCACGGAACCCGGATCAGGG